TGGAATATGCCCTTTACAACATAACCAATAAAGTTACCCATAACACCAGCCATCATGATGAGTGGTCCAGCAATTGCTGTTATTCCACCTAATGCATTAAGGAATGTTTTAACTGGGCCTGGAAGTGCTTTAAAGAAATTAATTATTGCATCTACTACCTTTAAAACTTTTGTGCTTATTCTTAAGAATTGTTCTCCTACTGTAGCAAGGTCTGCTTGTACTGCAGCCCATGCTCTCTTAAACTGTCCAGAGGCTGACTCTGTGATCATCTTTAATTCTCGCTCAGAGATACCTGCAAGTTCAACCGCACTTGCTTTCATTAAGTCCATAACTTGCAATGTCTGTGACCCTGATTTCCCGAGGTTTTCAAATAGTGCAGACATTCTTGCATACTGGAATTTTCCAAATAGCTGTTCGATTGCTCTAGATTTATCTAAAGGATTAAGCTGGTCTAGCGCTGATTGCAAGTCCATTATAGTTTCTGTAAGGTTTCCAGCGTTATCGTTTACTATTCCCTTAAGGTCAATTCCAAACCCCATAAATTGTTCGGTTGCAACTTTTGTTGGGTTAATTAATGATGCCATTGCAGACTTAATTGCGTTTGCGCCTTCAGAAGCGTTTACTCCGCCTTCTTTCATTGCTGTAAGGTAAAGCGCTAAATCTTTTACATCTCCACCTAGTGATTTAACTACTGGCCCTGCCTTTGGAATAGCTTCAGTTAAATCTGCAAGGCTTGTTGATGTCTGGTTTTCAACTGCGTTAAGAAAGTCAATTGATGCGGTAAGTTCGTCTGTGCTTTGTTTAAATGCGTTTTGAATTGCAAGAGTTGCTTTCATTGCTTCTTGTCTATCAACTTCACCAAGAACCGCTAGCCTTGTAGTTTGTTGTGTAGCAGCTATTAAGTCGTTGCCCTGTTGTCCTGTTGCTGCAAGATCAGCCGCTAATGCAATTGTTTCTTTGTATGCAACTCCATAAGAGCTTGCAATTTCTTTTGCGGTTGCGCTAATATCTTTTCTAACTTGAGCCAAATCTGCTGAAGATGTTGCAGCTAATCCGCCATAAACCTTTGTTAATCTTACTAGTTCTTGGTCTGCTTCTTTAAATGCTTTTTGTGCTGCTGCGCCAAATGCAATAAGTGGAACAGTAAGTCCTACTGTTAATTGACGTCCAGCCCACTGAGTATTTTTACCCCAGTTAATAAGTCCTGTTGATCCGTCAAGCATGACCTTGTTCATAATTGCCGCTTGCTGTGTAGCAATAGCCATCTTGTTCTTTACTTCATCAAGACCCTTTGCAACCATAACATTGTATTGCATTAAGCCTTGTGCGTTTTTACCTACAGGCTGAACTATAGCCTGCTGAAGCATTACTTGCTGCTTAGCAAGTTCTCTAACTAAATTGCTTGTTTTCTTTGTATGGCCGCTCCAAGCATTATAATATTCGTTGAGCTTGAGTCGGCCTCTATCTAAATTTCTTCCAAACTTGTCTACGTCTGAAGTTAGAGATACAAAGTGTTGTGAAAATTGCCCTGTTGAAGTAAGTGTCGTGGCAAACGACTTGTTCATCACTGCAATTTGATTTGCAAGTTTAGCGTTTGTGCCAGCAGTTGTTTCTTGTAATTTTACGAGTTGGGCAGTAACCGCAGCTAGCTGAGTTCTTAAACTCGTAAAGTCTGCGTTGGCGGTAATAAACGTGGTTAAATTATTATCTGCCATATTACTATGTTACTCTATAGAGTATCCTAATCCCGCTCCAATGCCAAAACCAGCTTCGCTGGCGAATGACCCTTGTAATGATACAACATCGTTTGCTGATGCCGTAATTCCAAGTGCTCTTCTTTTAACATCTTCGAAGGATGACCCCTCCTTATTTTCATTACTGCTTTCATTTAAATCTACTCCCTGAATTGAAGCTAAGAATTTTCTTTTTTCCGATTCAGTTTTTTGCATTGATTTAAAAGTCTGGACTAATTCTGGCATTGAAAGACTTTCTTCTAACTGTTCGTAATTTATCCAATTACCAAGAAGAAAAACTTCCCCTTCTAAAGCGGCTAGATCTAGTTCTGACCAGCCAGTACTGCTGCCGCTAGTAGGTTTGGGTCGTCCATCTTAATTCCTCCGCAAACTTCAAGAATGCGATTGATAGTTGGAACGTCAAGTGTGTCTTCAAATGCGTCTTTGTCCGCTACTAAGTCTGGAAGCTGCTTCTGTAAAGCCACTCCACAAGCCTCAATAAGGATTGTTAATGTTTCGTCTTCTGTTGTTACTTCTTGTGTCTTATTAATGACCTTCATAAACTCACGTAGCTCTTTAATTGTTAAAGGCTTAAGCTTAACTGTAGCGCCATTCTGTAGCTGAATTTCTTCAACATCATATACTGTAGTTGCCAATTTAATCCTCCTAGGATCTAGTCTTAATTATTGTATCATATTCAAAATACAATGGCAATAGAAAACCCCCCAATTGCTTGGGGGGTAATCTATTAATTAATTATATTAATTATGGTGTTGGTAGCTTTGAGAGAACACGGTCTACAATGAAACCATATTCCTTACCAGCGTGAGTCGATGCACCTGATGGTAGCAAACGGAATGTTACTGGGAATGTTGATGCTGCGTTACGAGCCAAAGAGAACTGTGACTGTTGTACAGAAAGAACACGACGTGCATAATATACACGCTCAGAAGCTGAAACTGTATCTGAAGTTGGAGCCTGTCCAACTGCAATTAGCTGACGCTCTGTTGGAGCCTCACCTAGTGCTCCACCAGCAAGACCTAGAGTCTTCTTTGTTGCAACTGATGAATCTAATGTGTCTGAGCGCTGACCAAATACAGCAAGAACGTTCTCAAGAGTACCTTCTGCCATTTCTGTTGCGATCATAACTTCCATTGTCTCCTTGAAAAGCTTTGCTGAGTCAAGAAGCTGATCTACTGTTACTGAACCGTATGATGGGTTGTATGTAACCTGAAGACCGTTATTTGTGTAACCTACGTTACGGTAGGCTCCATCTTGTCCTACACCTGCATCTAGTGCGTTAAGTGTATCTGTGTAAGATGTTCCCGCTGCTGATGTTGTTGGTGCTACGAATGCTGGTACCTTATCGTTCTTTGTTGCTGTGCCTGCTCTTAAAACTCCTGCTTCAAAATCTGCATATTGCCCAGATGTGATATCAAGTGTTGTAAGGAACAATGGTGACGCACCAACAAGAATATTTCTAGCATTACCTGTGTTTTGTGCCATGTTGTAAAACCTCCTGTTAAATAAATATATATATATTGACTTACGTTTTAAATCTAAATCAAAGCTGGCTAGGCTTTTTCCTCTAAGCTAATTTTAGTGTATAATGACCCCAAACGCAACTTAGATAAAACGTCCATCTGGGCCAGTGATTCTTGAATATTTTACTTCTAGGATTATGTCGGACGATAGGAAGCCCTGAAGTTCCTCTGACGGGGTTATGGGTGAGGTCTCAACAACCTGTATACTGTGAAATTTAATCTTTGGCTCATCCTTAAATTTATTAATATCTCTGGCAGAATCGTCCATTCTTCTGAATAGGTCTGTCATCAAATTTCGGATCTCATATATGTCGGATACGTCTGTGGAATACACTGTAAATAAAACCTTCTCGCAGCATAGTAGCCATATGTCCTCATAGGATAGGCCAATCTTGTCATAGACAATATGCTTCTTCCCGCTTAAAAATTGATTGAGTTCTGGCTGTTGCTGAACTGGGATAATTGGAATAATCTCCATATTAATATTATCGCTGTAGTATTCTGTAGGATCAAATATCTTTGTAGTCTTTAATTCATTCCAGAGGAACTTGCGTAGTTCAAATACTGCATCTATCTTATAATCTACTGTCATAGTGCTCCCCCAAATGTCGTTTGTAATTCCATATCTGCTTCCAACCTAATTTTACCAGCTGTGAAGCTATATTGCACTTTTCGAATACTTGCTGGTGTATCTAATGCCTTGCTCATTTTGGCGTTAAATATATTCTGAAACCCAGAGGCCTTGATTGAATTATTAACAAGCTGCCCCCCAAAATATCTTCCGTAGTGTAGTCTAAATTGATTTGATGAGGCACGTCCTCCTGGGCTTTTAACGGTCACTGAGGACCCTTTGGGCATAAACACGGTAATACCATCTAACTCAAATACTAAGCGCTCAGCGGACCTTGGACGGATTATTACGGGCATTCCAGCTTCCATCACAGAAGCCTTTGTTGCAAATACATATTTCTTTCTTTGTTTTTTATTTTTAGACGGGACAGAAGACTTAGATAATTTAAAGTCATATGTTACTCTAAATGAAAGTCCATCTGCATCCATCCTGTTTAATTTAAATAGTCTAGATGTCTCTTGCCCCGTTTTATTCCATTCATAAACATGGTGCAATGCAGTTGGCTTTACTCTTGCAGATGAATCTATATAGTCCCCAAAATCTTTATTTATCTGATTAAATATAGTTTGTTTAAATAAACTTTGAAAGGCTTTGTTTGCTGTAAGTTTTCCAAGGACACTTGCTTGGTAATAAAGGAATGCAGATATTTGTGCTACAGAGGAATCTTTAATTATCCCAGGCTTGTTTCCAGCCATTGGTCGTTCAAGGCCGCTTGCGGTTTGTAGTAAAGCAACACTAGAGTCCAATTACCTGATTCTCCGATCTACGGGCTGAACAGTTGTATCCTAGTATTCCGCCGAATGGGTCAGTGATTGGTGTAGTTCCAATTAGTTCAAAGACTGTTGGAGTTTCTGTTGGGTAATTTAGCTCGGCCCAAATAACATTATCTGATGAGTCTCTAATATTTGTAATCTTGTCTCTCAGGGTTACTCTTGCTTCAGTTCTAATTTCAATATTTTCTTTGTTAGTATATCTATTGCTCATGGTTTGGACATCTGAAGATCTGGCTCCGCTGCTAGTGATTATTCCTCTTGCATAGCAGGCAACAGTTTTTGAATAAAGCCATTCTTTTTTTATAGCGCCTGTATCCTGGTCCTGTACGTCTTGCTGCACATACACATCCATCTTCATGCTTAGGATGGAGTCTACAAGATTATTCATTTTATATCAATACCATTTTGCTTATTACATAAGGCAAAAGCAATTGGTCTACGTAGTTATTACCAGTACCCGAAAAGGTGGCTGAGTTAAAATCAAACTGCCAGTCGAATGTGGATATGCTCTTTATATACTTGTTTCTCCATACTTTGTCTTTAGAGAAATAGTCTTTCATAAGTTCAATAGCTGCCATCTCAACTTCATTTGGAACTTTTTCCCAGCCGAAGTATCCCGTGACTTTATATCTAGCATCTTTATTAAAGATTCCTGAGTAGTCATTGATAGTTGGTGGGATCAAGCCGTTAGCAACATATGTTACGTTGTCAAGCATATCTGCACGATTTAATCTAATTGAAAATCCACTTTCAGCAACTTCAAATGGCATTCCTGTAAGCGGGATATCATTTACTTCTATTGCTTGAAGAGTGTTTATCTTATTAGATAAAGGAAGAATATCGTTACCAGACCCATAAGCAATCTCTGATGAAAGATAGCTGTAGAACTTTTGCTGAGTGTAATTTTCAATTACTTTACGAGAGTACTTCTCGGCATCAACTAGCTCTTGATAAGTTCTGCTATTTGGATCATTGTAGTCAGAGCCCAAACCTAAACCATTAATCACTTGTGACAAGTCTACGTATGGCTTAACTACATCAACATTTTGATCATATGATATAGAAAAACCTTCAACCGCATATTGCCATCTTGCAATAAGAGATCCTGGAAGCTTAGTGGTTTGTGGTGCATAAAAATTGTAAACCCCTGTATCGGTCTCTGATTGAACTGCAGTGCCAGAGTATAAAACTGTTTGTGCTGGTACATCTGCTCGTAATAAAGATACTGTGGGTATGCTATCTGCAACTGCAGATTCGCCTTTCCAAAATACCCTGTGCTGTATTGGTGAGTTTGTTCCTGCTAATATTTCCATTAACTTATGTTAACGTTTAGTTGTAGAAGTCCTGAACTTCCTTTGGTGTCGCTAAACGAAAACCCTCCTCTGTATCAAAGATTTTTTGAGCATCATCTTCAGACATTGCTACAAAGGGATGAGTCTTTGTAAAGCTGTATCCGTGAATATCATATCTATGATTATCTCTTGTCATACGTACCAAGATAGTATCTTCTGGCTGAGCCTTCGGATCAAAAACTGGTAAAATTTCAATTTCTTCTGTCGCCTCTTCAATTGCTTGAACTGTCTTTTGATATACAGAATAGGTTACGCCCTCTTCTGCCATGGCAGCAATTATTTCTTTTTTATTTTTTAGGCCTTCTGTGTCTACTGCAAACTCGGTTGCAATTTCCTTTAATTCAGCTACTGTTAATGTGTCAAATGACATATTTAGTTCTCCTCTTTCTAGGTCCTTTAATTATAGCATTGATAAATTAAAATGAAAAGCCCCCAAAATTAATTGGGGGCCTTTCGGTAGTTTAATTCTTAATTAATTAAGAAGCAACCTTAACGTTCTTTACAACTACCCAAGCGTCTGCCTGCTCGATTTGAACGCCAACACGGGTATACATTGTGTACTCGATTGTGTCCTTACGTGGCTGGAAGAAGCGGTAAACAGTAACATCACGCTTGATACCAATAACTACGTTATTTGGGAATGTCAAGTGGATATCTCCGTGTGAACCTGATGGGGTTGCGTATGTACCTGTCTGTGTCTCAGGAAGCAATGGAACTTCAACGATTGGAATACCAAATGCGTA